GGGGTTGTTACCCCCCAAGAGATGAATAAATTATTTATCTCCCTGTTGGCCCTTTACGGCCTACCAACCCTATTAATAGGGAAGGTACCTTCCAGCCTTGAGTCTGACGGTACTGGGACGTCCTGCACGTTCCAAGTGTCCCTCTTCGCTCGGCAAAATGCCGCGCTTGAGGAAGAACTTGAGGAGAGCCGGCCCGCTGTCCAATCTGTCGATTGGTAGGCGAGCATCTACTCTAACACCCCTGACAAGGGGGCGATGGAGTTTCTTGTCCCAATGGGTGACATCATAGATGCCATCAAGAGGAACACGGCCAACAACTGGGGAAGTCTCGAGAACATATGGATAAGGTATTAGCTTACTAATCCACCTGTCCAAGGTCTCAACAGTTCCAAATAGTGACAGGCTTTGGGCCTGATTCCTAAAGGAACTGAGGGACACGACTTCCTGAACGTGTGTAGGTCTGGTGGGAATATCACTACGAAGCTTGACAATTGAAACGTCATAGCCTCGGTAGTACTCCTTACCACAAGACTCTCTGAACTTTCCTGTCCAGAAAGACTTGTCACGGTTGACGGAGAGCCCAAAGCGCTCCAAAGTCGTGATGACCTCTTGCACATAGTCGATGGGGACAATCATATCGTCCCCAAAGACACGTACCTGGCCGTCAAAGAACTTAATGTCCTTGACGGTCAACCGGTGTCCGAGCTTCTTTTCTAATCCCATGAAAATCAAGGTCAAAAAGACCATGGCTTCCACAGGAAAGCAAAGAGCCGACCCCATAGACGCGTATTTGGCAAGGCGAATAACCTCACCATTTACGTCAGCCGTTCGCGAACGACATGCCTGCAAACCCTCTTGCAAGGAGGGCCACAGACTAGTCATTCGGAGGACCAGCTGATTAGAAACACGGTCAGAGGCAGCGCTCAAGTCGAGCGTTGCAAGGGTACCATCTACGGAACCCTCATGAGCAAGATACCTATTAGGTTCTTGATCATCAAAACTGATAAAGCGCGAGAGGATGTCATCCCTCTCGAAGCCTTCCACGATGGCCTCCAAAAGAGCCTGCTGCACATACTGCATGTGCACGGGTTCCTTGGCGATCAATCGAGGCGTTTTCTGAGTCTTAGGGACAGTAATTACCTTAACAGGTGGTTCCTGTCCCGGGGTGAGCCAGTTAAGTGCATGATCAAATGATAGAGAGTAAGAGGAAGCAAGAAACTCCCTCGCTGGAAAAAGAAACTCCAGCCTCTCTGTCCAAGTAGACCAATGATACTTCTTGTTTCCAAGAGTACCATCAGCGGTTGAACCTGGACCATGCTTCGGTATAACCTCGCCAGAGTAGATCTTTCGATCCAACTCTGAAAAGAGGTCTTTATACAAAAGCCGTGCAACACGCTCGAAAGTCTCAATTTCTTGAGGCAAGAGCGTTGCGTCGGACAACTTAACAGCTGCTTCACTTTCATAATAATCATCGAATGCGGCTGCAATCCTTTCGGGAGTGCAGTCGCGTTCAATTTTGCTCCACATGCCAGAAAACTGGCGTATAGAGTAAATTGAATCGATAGAAGGTTCTGAAAGTAGGACACCAGTACCACGATCGAAGATGAGATCAAAGAAACCTCCGAGAAATCGGGGGAGCCTGCCTTTAAAGGAAAATCCTTTAAAAAGGTCGTGATCAACAAAGCCTCTATCTAGACCTCTTTCGAAGTCTTTAGAGAACTTTGCAAGGGTGATCGTCAAAAACGAATCACCTTCATCATCGATACGCTTCTTGACCGTATTATTGTCAAGAAGGGTACTTATGCCGACTCGATCCCCAATATCATTAAGGATCAATTCTGCGAGTAACGTAAGGCTTTTCAAGCCTCCTCCTTCATAAGGGGGTAGTGCTTCCATTAGCCATGCATTACACGTAGGGTTCAGTGCCTGCTGGCCTTACCGCCGCGGAGCCCAAGGAGTGCGAACACTCCAATGACTCCAACGGACGCAAGGCCAGAAAGGCAAATAGCCCCGCCTAGGAGCGTATCGAAGATACGTTCCATCTCAGTTCTCGCCACCCACAAACTGGGTGAGCTTGGCGTTCGTACCCTTCGTGAGCTCGCTAAGAAGCGTGCTCACGACGGTGGCCTGTTCAGCAGCGGTGAATCCCTGCTTAGGGACATCGATAAGCACATAAGTGCTCATCGAAACCGTGTTGTTCTGGCCAGCGACGAACGGGTCGGCAGCAATCTTGCTAAGGTCGAGACGGAAGATGTGGCGGTTACGCTTCCCGTAGGAATGCGAAATCGTCAGCGTCTTCGTCCCGTCTGTACTCTTAAAAGTGCCAGACGAAGGACCAAATCCGGTGCGCGGAAGCACATCGGAACCGACATTCTGAGGATCAGCAAATGCCATGGCATTACTCTTTCTATTTAATTAATATTAAATTGGATAGAAAATGCAGTTAGCGGGATCACAAATCCCCGCCCCTAACCTATCGTTACTATAGACGGTTAGGGCTCTTGGTCAGACCAAGAGCTGCGAGTATAGCCCATTGCTGAGCTGAAAAGGACTCGGGGTTTAGTCCGAATCCGTAAGGAGTTGCCTTGACTCTTTGCTTTCGTTCAGAAACGAAAGTAGTAGCCAAGTTACCGAAATTCTGGATCGGGAGACCCAGACCAGTGTCATAAGTGACCTGGCTTTCGGTTGTAAAGGTCTTTGATACGACGTCATGTCGCATCAAGTACCCATACTGCAACACCTGGCCATCGAGGCCAGCGGCGTTTGCGTTATCTACGATAGCGCCAACGTCGGTGAACCAATCGATGAACCAGGACCATGGCATTGCTTGCCAAAACGCTCGAGCATCTAGCCGAGCGCCGAGCCACTTCGCTGCAATTGCTCCTGTACGGTCGATGCGTGAAAACACATCGTCGCCAGTAGCAAGATGATAGCGAAAAGCTCCAGAGAACCAGACAGATGTCTTGTTTCTCTTGGCAAGCGTAACGTTGTAATTATCGTTAACAGCATAAAGACTACCTTGACCCCAAAAACCAACCATGTTGTTGGTAGTGGCGACAGGGATGTCCGCGGCGAGGATACGGGAACCGTATGCACTCTCCGTGGCCGTCTTAGTGTTATCGATAATTGGATAGCGGAATCGACGACGGACAATTCTGTCCGCGTCGCGTTCGTACTGGGTAATGATCTTACGAGCATTAACCATAGCGACCGCGATCTGCTTAACATCTGAAATCGTTGGAAGCCACCCGAACACAATGTTCAGGAACTCGTCGCCTACGGCGGACGCGTCCCTACCATTGCGGAGGGCTTTACCAATCGCTTTCGGAAACCCATCTCGAAGTTCGAGAAGGGAAGCAGCGATATTCGCTTCCGATTTGCCCGGTGCCACCTGCGCAATTGCGCGGGCCCCGAGGGCGATATCGACATCAGCCAACTCGCTAAATACATAACCATGAACACCCATGCCATTGAAACTAGAAGTTCCAAGACGTGAAGTGCCACGGCCGTACCACGCGAGAGGGCCTCGATATCCCCACCTCTTGTACCCATCAGTGTCCCTGAAGTAGTCCTCTAGATGTACATAACGCCAAGCCAAAGGCTTAGCATAGTACTTCCGAAGATCAAATTCATGGCCGGTGTCTCCGCTGATTGAAGGATTGGTTTCCTTCAACATATCGTAGACACCCTGAGAGGTACGAGGTAAATCGGAACTGCCAATAGTCCTAAAGGACTTGACAGTATCCTGGTTTTCGGAAGCTTCATCCCAACCGGGATACGAGATAAAAAGCTCATTTTTGAGCTTCCTCTCTCGTTTGAAGCTTCGGATCCCCGGCGTAGTATCAGCGTCTCTATAACCATAAAAGTCATAGAACATACTTTGACCCTTCATAGGGTCTCGGTGCTGAACTACAATACCATCGTTTGTCATGATTCCTTCTTGTGATTGAATGCAGTTAGGGAAATTACCCTACACTGTCGGATAAAATATCACTGCATAGAGCACGGATCTGAACCCATCGGCACTAATGTACCAGGAGGGTCCCGAAAGGGGCCCTCCTC